GTATTTTTGAAACCTTTTGAATCAGTACCCATATTTGTCGCAGACTGAATGGATTGCAACGCCGCCCCTCCATACCCGCCGCGAGCGTTCTGGTTCAGTATTTTCACACGATCAATTTCTTTTATTACAGAATCCACAAGGACATCGTTCTCTCTAGACTCTGCTTCCATCTTCGATCTTTCTTTAAATGGAATCGGAGCAGGCGCATTCGGGCCAGTAGGCGCAGGCGTTCCTACTGGATTCGGCATTCCATTAGCGGGGCCAGTATTCGGATAGAAGTCATATTGGCCAGTAAATTGGTTCAGATGCCACGTTCCCTTACCAGAACCTGGGCCATACTTTTCCTTTAAGGCCGTTTCTCTCTGCTTTCTGGCTTCCTCTTGGAATAGCCGTTTCTGCTCCGCTGCCTTAGCGTATAGCTCAGACCGCTTCGTTCCGAACTGGTTGGCTGACGACATTTCCTCTGGAGATAATCCGGGGAAAACGCTCGTCGGCTGAGATGCTTGCGGAATCGCTTGCCCGCTTCTATTCTGGCTTTGCCATTGACGGAACTTCTCGATCATCCCACCCACTTGCGGTTGCGAAACGTCGGGAGTCATGTTCTGTCCAGGCCCTTCTGGTATACCACCGCCAAAAGGATTCGATTGAACCATGGGCTGAGAAGGGGTCATGTTCTGATCCGGACCGCTAGAAACGCCACCTACGCCAGTTCCGTACTCAATAGGCTTTTTAAGACCCCATTCCTCAGCTTCTCTGGCTTCCTTGTTTTTCATCAATAGCATCTGTAAATCCTGAAGCTTCTTCTGACGATCTTCCTGAACCCCGCGGTCGGTCGTACCGCTTATATTTCCAAGAGCTTGACTTATTCTATCGAGACCTTCTTGGTCTGGATTCCTATTTGGATCAATTTGATAAGGCGCATTAAACTGAAGTGTCATATTTTTCTCCTATGCTCCCCAAAATCCGAATCCTTGATTACCACCTGCCGTTGCGACATTTTTCCCTGTATTTGCTATCGAGTTAACTGCATTCAACCCAAATGCCGTGTAGTCCATCCAATTCGGCTGCTTTTGCGAAGCCTTGAGCGCAGACAGCCAGTCCTGCTGTTGGCGGTTATAATCCGACACGTTCCATCCCCTCGTTCGATAGGTATCGTTCAGGCCATACGTCCTGTCTTGATTGGCTCCCATTTGATTGAGAATCTGTCCGTAATCGGCCCGTGCGTTTTCTTTGTTGCTTCCGTACTGACTCGCCGACAGGTTCGACAAGAACGCCTGCCGCTTCTCCGCGACCTTCCCCATTAAGTCCGTCAAGGCAAAGTCTAGAGCCGTCGATCCCTGTCGCCCCATCTTCGCAAAGCGGGAGATCACGTCCTCTTTTTGCCGTCCAAACGCCTTAGCGTCCAAATCCGCAAGCTCGCCGCCCACCTGTGACCGGAAGGCCGTGTCCTGTTGGTTCTGATACTCTGGAGTGGCCTGAATGAACGATCTCAGCTCGTACGGATCAATCTGTCCAGAAGCAAGAAGCGTCCCAAAATGGTCAATCTCCTGCTGAGTCGCGCCACGCTTGAAGAGTTCCTGAAAGATACCCTGAACGTCTCCGCTGTATTTTCCAGCGTCCTGCGAGAACCGTTCACGCTGGTTGTTCGGTAAATTCGATTGATCTTGAAAATACTGAGCCACCGCCGCGCGACCGCCAGAGGTGTTAGCAATGTTAGGATCGCCGCCGATGTAGTAGTTCGATAATGTCGCTAACTCCGATCTCGTCGGATTTCGACCAAAGAAGTCGTAAAAGTCCCTCCCGGCATAGTAATCAGCGGCCTGTTGACTACCGCCCGCCCCGCCATACTGCGGAAGCGACGCTAAAAGTTCCTCATCTGTCTGCGGCATGATTGCCATTGTCATTCCTCCTAGAAAGTCCAGCCCGTTATTGGAATCAGGATTTGAAACGTCAAGTCGTCCCCGTCGGCAAACCCTGTTCCGTCTAAAATTGCTGTCCCCGCCGACACATCAAAAGCCACCGTTGTCGTCGAGTTGTATCGCACAGCGATGATCTTCCTCGTATCCGAGAAGTCATACCATTGCCCATTCCCAAGAGACAGGACGGCATTTGTCGGGAGTTTGGAGGTATCCATCGTATACCCAGAAGGCAAAGCCACCGTGAACGTTGTCCCTGCTCCTGCTCCGTTCCACGCAACCCCCACTCTTAGCTCCATCGAATCCCCGATCCGTCTCCAGAACCCCTGACGAATCGCCACGTTCGTCGCGTCGCTCAGTGTCGGGGTATAGGACGTCCATGACGTCAAAGAGGGAATAGAGATTGAGCTGACATAGAGTGCGGTGACGGTCATGCTCGATACAGTAGCCGTGCTGATATCTACGCTCCCCTTCAAGACTTTCCGTATGTCGTTATAAGCGTTGTTGAACTCCCGATCCACAAAGCCGTCCTTGTGCTTAAACAAAGGCCCTTCCGCGCAAAGCGGAGAGGCGATTAGAGCTAACACGATCAGTTTCCTGTAATCCACGGTCTTTTCTTGTACCCAAACACCCCGCCGAATAGCTCCCAATACTGATCGGCGGCGTTATTCCCGAACTGCACGTTCAACGTGTTTCCAGATCGCCCCGCAGGGAGATAGCGGTTGTTCCGCATAATAGTTGAGTTGGCGTTATAAAGCGGGATGGTGTATGACGTAGACGATGACCCATCTACCGTATAAGTTACGGTCATGCTCGAAGATGCCACGCTCTTGCCGACAACGGATAGAGTCGTAAATTCCTTCTCGACAGTAGGATCAAACGAGAAATCCTTAGACTTCCAATAGGAGTTAATCGCCGCGCCTTCATCTGAATCGGTATCTCCAAACTTCCATATCTTCCCCGCATCAGCCGATCCGACATAGAGATTCTGGTTGCGTATCAGGAACCCGTTGGCGGGAATGTCGTACAACACCCACCCACGATTCACGAGGTCGTATCGGAGAATCCTGTTGTTCGTAGACTGCCCCGCCCCCACAGGAACCGACCACCACAGAGCGTTATCTTTTCCGAAGTAAATGCCATAGGATTTATCAGCGGCCACGCCTTCAAACCAGTTGAAAGTAAAGTCATTCAATGTGGGATTCTGAGTCGCCGCTGTTATAGAGAAATCGTCTCGAACCTGAAAGTAAGTCCCTGTTGATGCGGAAACAACAGCGCCAGGGGTTTGAGCGATCCACGTCGGAGTAGAGGAGGCAATAGCGAAAGAATTGGTGGAACTTCTGACGAAAAAAGAGTGCGTACCGTCGTTGTTCTGATAGTTAGCCGTAAACGAATCAAAAGACGTTATATTGGGAGCATTTTTAACATTTGAGTAATATGTCCCCGTCGCCGCCTTCACATAGAAAGAACCTATCTTTGCTGTCTGAGTATTCTGGCTGAATACGCGAATTACAGCAGTATCAAATACAGTCCCTTGTACGGTATTGGTAATCGTGCCTTTATACGTTCCATCGAGAAACGCCTGAGCATAACCAGTCGCAGAAATAGTTAAGCTCAAAGTATGCGTCGATGTATCGCACGTCCATGATGCCACCTGTGTCGTACCTGTTAAGTCTGAGCCTGTTAATATATTTATCCAACCCGTTCCAGAACAGCTTGCACCGACACCATACCCACCTGCTCCTGACGTGTTTCTAACGCCGCCAGCGATAGTGGTGTCGTTACCAACTCCAGCCGCTCCAAATTGGAACGGATACGTTAAATAGAGTTGTCTAGGAATATTCTTTGTCGTGGAATATCGGATTTTGCTCGTCGTATTGGCGGTTGATTGGATTGAACTAGAAACAACCGTAAAGCTTCCAGATTCAGTCGTCCACGCAGAACTAGACGACCATACTTCACTCACTCCGAATAAAACAACATCTCCAGAACTTGCCGCCGTATCTGTGAAGGTCGTGTATGCCGATCCATTATTGAAATCGCTCTGACTTGTCTGCGTCCACGAGTTAGAAGTGCGTGACCCAGATGTGTTGATGGTCGGGGTGATGTCCCGCGTGAGCTTTTCGATCCCCGCGCAGTCATAGTTGTAGATATGCCCATCCTGCGCTCTAAATTGAATGCCGCCTGGGTAAATGACGGAGGTGTTGTCCAAGGTCCCGATTTCAGGAGCAAGAATCACGTTCTGTGCCGCCAGAGCGTCATCTGGGTTCAGGATTATTCCAAAGGAGGTTTCCTTGAACCACATCAGGCCGTTACAGGCCGCTGTGATATGCGTGATCCGACTACCGGGAGAGTTGATCGTTTCGTTGTATGGGGAAGTCGGTTCCCCGCCTAGAGTCCAATTAGTGAAGTCGTTAGCTCCTGAAAAGTTGATCTGCGAAGGAGCGCCAGAGAAACCCGCAGTAACGAGACGTTCCGTAGTCGCTGTCACCATCGTCCCAATGCTCGTCATCGGAAGGACTTGAGTGTAAGTCACTCCATTCGTTTTGATGATGGGTTCCCGCGCTGTAGAAGCACAGTAGGCGTAACCAAGTGAATCCGTGCAAGTCCACGTCGCATTAACCGTTCCTGTACTGAAAATCGTCGTAATCGCCGCACCATTAACTGATCCCGTCAGGTGTCGGTCGTTGAAGAACAGCGAAACGTCGTTCCCGGCAGAGTCGTAAAAGTTGTAAACCCCATGAACCGCAGAAGTCGAGATCGGGAGCGTGTAGGCAAGGCCCAATCCCTTGCGCTTGCGTACGGATTTCCCGCCGTCCGTAATCTCCACATTAAGCAAGTCCTGCGCCATATTATCAGGCAAAACAAGAGCGTCGTCGGTATTATTCAGCGTCCCGAATGGGCCGATCGCCTGTTTCGGAGTCGAATCCTCAACAGAAAGGCACGGAACAGCGAGAAAAGCCGATAAAATCAGGCCAAAGGCGCGGATTTTGAGGGTCTTGATACGAAATTCCTCCTTCCACCTTGCGGATACCACTTGATTCTCTCGGGGATATCGGATGGACTGTCAAACTTGGCGTTGATAAGCTTCAGAACCTTCTCGTACTCCCCAGGATTGTTGATGTCGTTGGTCTTGTGGAACTTCGACTTCGCCAAAGACTCCTGATCCCCGTTGTCCATGAAGCAAATCGCCACAACCCAATGGACAATCGCCATGTGGTACGCCTTCATCAGCTGAGTGCTATTGAACGGGACATCCGAATCGCTACTCATGGCGGTTGGAATCCGCACTTCCCACACTTTCAGCGCATTGGAAATGGCGTAGTCTGAGCTTGGAGGTGGAACCAAAACAAGATTGGCGTTGGATGCGTCAAAGTAGTAGGTCTTGGGCTTAGATGCGGTTAGATTAGGCCACGTCGGTTCGTAAAAGTCCAAATCCTCACGGCTCCGGCCTTCCAGCACGTTAATCGTCCCGTCAGATTCCGTCAGCGTCACCCGAAGAATGTCTAAGGTGCTGGAATCAACGCCAACTTCAGCGGTACTCGCCGTCGGAGTAAGCGTCTCAATGGTCTTGACCGCATTGGTCAGAGCCTGAACTTCCTGTTGAGCCAGTTCTTCCCTGGCGTGGATTACGTCGGTTGTCCAGCGGGTATGGCTGGGGTCACCGAGTAGCCTGCCGATTTGTTCGTCAATTTCTGATCGTTGCATTTCAATTCCTCAAGGACTTTCACATAGTTTTCAGCGATCACGTCCATGTTGTAGTCACGCTTGACTCTTTCATAGGCCGTCTCCCCAAGGAATCGCCGCTTCTGCTCGTCCACCACCAAACTCTTTAATGCCTCGTACCAATCCAACTCCGACCGACACAACAACCCGTCAACGCCGTCACGCACACACTCCGCGAACGGGCGCACCCGACTCATCACCGTCGGCAACTTTGCCGCAGAGAACTCCAGCCACCGCAGATTCGATTTCGCACGATTGAAGTTGTTATCCCGAAGTGGGGCGATTCCAATGTCCAATCCCCATCCCGCCATCTCGTTCGGGAATCGGTCAATCGCCACCCACCGATTTAGGTTTATAAATCGCTCGTGCGTGACGTCGTTCCAACAGGCAAACGGATGCGAAGTCAGGAACTCCACGTTCGGGAACTCCTCCAGGAGTTTCAGAATAGGACGCTTCACGATTTCCATATCCCCATCGTGGTTTCCGCATCCCGTATACCCAATCCGAATCATCCCGTCCTTCTTGGCGTACCGCTCGGCTATCGGAACGGGTTTCAGGTTGTCCCAAATCTTGAAGTCCATGCAGTTCGGAACCAGATAGCAGGGCTTGTCAGGGAACCTCTCGGCCAGCTTCTCTTTGATGAAAGAGGTCGATACCACGAAAGCGTCAGATAATTTCAGTTGCTCTGAACATACCCATTCCGGCTCGGAATTGGGACGGAACGGATTAGATGCCACGTTGTACCCCGGCAAATCCCAAATCCAGTCATCCAACTCCGTAACCATCGGCTTCTTAATCAAATCCTTGGCGCATTGCAAAAACGCCAGACTCTGGCGGTTCCCTACCAACTGCCACACCGAAATATCAGCCACACGCAGAATCTGCTCCAGAGTGTTCATCACGATGTGAGAACCCACCTTCTGTTGCCATTTCGTCTGCGACTCCGACCCGTCGTAATCAAAATCCTCGTAAGCGATTTCGTATCCCGCCTGACGCATCTTGTCGGCAAAACCGCGCATTCGAAAGTAAACAGTCCCCGCCAGAAGCGTTGCGCCAAACCATACTCGTAATTTATCCCCAGAACGCATCTGCTCTTCCCACGGCTGGACATTCTCGCCGCCAGACTTAAACAGCATCTCCGCAGGTTGATTCGCCATAAGAGACGAAGCCATCGCTACCGCAAACTGAGCCCCCGTCAGAACCCGAAGGTGCGTCTTGGGAAACACAGCGTCCAGATCGCTCATCAGCGTCTCTTCCGTGAAATACTGCCGATGCTTACGCTTGTCGTCCCAAACAAAACGCTCCAGATTCTTATGCGGTACAGTTCCAAGTAAAAATCCATTCGGCTTCAAAACCCTTTTGATCTCTTTCAGGTATTTCTCAGACTCGCTGAAAAACATCAGCACTTCCATCAGCGTCACCACGTCAAAAGTCGCATCGGGAAACGGAAGGTTGTCGGCATCAGCCACCTGCACGTTCTCCAACCCCTTCGCCTTCGCCAGGTCAATCACGTTTTGGCTCACGTCCACGCCGTAAACGTCGCACCCCTTCCTGTCCTTCAGGTGCTTAATGAAATCTCCGCTGTTACACCCGATATCCAGCACCTTAGCCCCGTCGGGAACCTCGTAAATGACGGGAACAATACGGGAACGGGCAAAGGGATAGTTCTCCATCCCCTCTGGAAAAACATCGGGGTAATCCTGATGCGACTTGATGTATTCCTGTTTATCGCTCATTTTCCCGCCCACGACGCTTCAAACCCTCGGAACTTCGACATCATGCTTTCCGGCAAAACCCGATGCAGGCAAAGATAATGCTCTAGCGCAATCCCGATCTTTTTTCCCGCCTTAATCCAGTCTTGGACAAGCTGATAATCATCAGTGACTCCTTGCCCTTCCGTGATTTCGGGCTTGTACCCACCAATTTCCTGAATGTCTTTTTTGGTATAGGCGGCAGACGGGTGACAAAAAAAGTTAATCGCCCCAGTCTTTTTAAACAGCTCCTCATCAAAGGCCAAGCCATCAAACGATCTAAGAGTTTCATTGCAGTATCCCACCCTCACATACGGGGCGTTCATCATCACGCCCTCTGGGTGCTTCTTGAAGAACTCCAGAGTCACCTCAGCCCGATTCGTCGGGTACATATCGTCATCGTCGCAAACCCCAATAATCGGAGCCGTGGCGATAGCGTTTCCAGCGTTACGAGATAATCCACCGCCAATCGACTTCTCGTTGTGAATGATCTTTACACGAGGATCTTTAGCGTAGAAGTTGTCCAGAAGCTCCTTCGTTCCGTCATCCGAACCATCGTTGACCACCACCACCTCAATGTCCCGAACCGTCTGCGACAATAGACCTGACAGGCACTCCGCTACCCACTCCACTCGATTCTTCGTCGGCACTACGAAACTGATCTCAGGCATGAACAAGCTCCTTCCCCTTGGGGCTTCGTGATAAACGCCAGATGTGATCCACGTAGTTCTGGCGGTCCAGCGTGTACTCGTAACTCTCATGTCCGAGGTTGTCAATCGGGTTATCCCGACAATCCCGAATCTCCTGAATGATCGCCTTCTTCGTCTTAGGCCAATAATGCCCGTTCAACCCCGTCCCAAAAAAGTCCTGCTCGTTTTTGAGAGGATCGCCAGCCGTGCTGACGTATCGTTGAAACGGGAGATTGATGTTCGTCACCACATCCCGACCCGCCAGGATGAACTCGTCCGAAGCCATTGGGCGGGTGTCATGCCGCACGAGGCGTAAGTAGCAGGAATGGTCGTACACAAACTGTTTCCAAGTGTCTCCCCAAATGTTCCCATAGTGTTTCAGGTTAGGATAATTCAGCTCGTCCTTGCCCCAATCCCCATACGCCGAAAACTCCACATCCGGCATCGCCCGAACAATAGAAAGCGTCTCTTCCCGACAATACTTGTCGAAATCGCTCTTGTTCGTCAGGAATATCGCCACCCGGAACGGCGCAGGGCGAGGCTTCACCACATAGTCGTGATAGGGAGGGATCGGAACGACCTGCGACGGAATCCCCATCTCAGCGAGTTCCTTCTGAGCGTGTGTCGTCTCCGACAGAATATAGTCACACTGAATCCGTAGCGCACCCGCCAGAAGTTTCAGATCGTTATGGCTGAATCGCTTTAGCCAGTAGATGTCAGCCCCCACAAAGTGCAGAATCTTAGTCGAATCTGGGAAGTTCGCCAGAACCATCGGATGCGGGTTGTGCTGATCCGTCGGTTTCATGTAAAACCCGATCATATACAGCGATTTGTACTTGTGCGGCTTCAGAATCGTGCTGTCTCGGAAGTCCGCGACAAGCATCTTGGCGATCTCTTTGCCGTGAAACGGTGCGCCAAGAGACGTGACACACATATCACTGGTCGGGATCCCGTTCTTCTCCCGCACAAACGTCACCCGATCCACCCAGTTGCTATGAGAATCGTCCGATAACCCGCCAGACTGAGGGGGTTGCGCCACGAATGACAATTCCCGACCGAGGAAATGGCCTTTGACCTTGTGGGTATCAACCACCCGAAGCCAGAAGTCCCAATCCTGTAAACTCTTGACCGAGGAATCCCACTCGACGACGTACTTTCGCCAAAGGGGGAAACCGCAGTCAATATAGTTGGCTTGTTTCAGCTTCCATTCGTCAAATGGCTCCGAGGGATACTCATCCCGCACCTGCGTCGAATACTCGTACCCACCATAGACAAACCCGCAATCGGGGTGTTTCAGCAGTTCCGTCACCCATAACCGCACCATTCCAGGCTTGGCGATGTAATCCGAGTTGAAGAAGCTCACTACGTCGCCGCTAGACGCACGGAAACCGGAATTCCTTGCGCCGCACGCCCCGATGTGGTCTATTTCTACGATCTTGAAGCGTTTGTCCTTTAAAAACGAAGCGGCGACGTTTAGCAGGGGTACGTCAGGGCCGTCCATAACGCAAATCACTTCCATGTTCGGGTAGTCCTGATCCTCAAGCGACATCAAGCACCGTTTCAGTACGTCCGGTGCTTTCTTGTAAATCGGTACAATCATCGAAATCAACGGCTCGGCCTGTAATTCAATGCTCATGCGTTCCCCTTCCCCATTTCTTTTACAGCTTCCACAACACGGTTCGCGTCCTCCGCCGTCATATTCGGCGTGACGGGCAAAGATACCGTCTCTGCCCCAATCCTCTCGGCCTTCGGGAAATCCCCCGCCTGATGGCGCATTGGAGCGTACGCTGGCTCCAAATGCAACGCCTTAAAGTGAACCCCAGTCCCAATTCCCTTGTCGAACAGGTGCTGGCGCAGCTGATCCCGCTGAGGATGCCGAATCGTGAACAGGTGCTTCGAGTGCCCCGGCTCCTTCAAGCCAAAGGCATCCTCGTAGATATCCCACACCACGTTCCGCTTCGCCCGCATCTCAGGCCACCGACGCAACTGCGCCAAGCCAATCGAGGCGTGAATGTCCGACAAATTCGCCTTGTGCCCAGGAAACACCACGTCGTAAGGCCGAATCGGGTCTTTCCCGTACCGCCGCCACGCTCCTGACGAAAGCCCTTGCATCGTAAGCATTTTGATACGCTCGGCCTTCTCCTTATCCCGACAAATCACCATCCCGCCTTCCCCGCAGGTGATGTTCTTCGTGGAATAGAAGCTGAAACACGAGAAATCGCCCATCGTGCCGATCCTCTGCCGATGTCCAGGAATATCCCCAACCATCGGCTGGACGTGCCACCCGTCAAATCCATGCGCCGAATCCTCAATCACAGACAGACGATACCGCTTGGCAATCTCCAAAATCCGCTTCGTGTCAGCCGCGCATCCCGTATAGTGGACTGGAATGATCGCCTTTGTCTTGTCCGTAATCTTCGACTCAATCTGATCCACGTTAATCTGGCCGTGCGAGTCCACATCCACAAAGACAGGCTTGGCATCCACAGACAAAATCGAATTGATCGTCGCCGCATACGTCAGCGGGGTCGTAATGACCTCAGATCCACATCCCACGTTAGAAACCATCATCGACAGCCGTAGACCCGCCGTGCAGGATGCCACAGCCACAGCGTAGCCGTCGCCAATGAATTTCTCGAACTCCTGCTCAAATTCCTTCACCACCGACCCCGTAGACAGCCACTTCGACCGCATAACCGCCGTCACAGCGTCAATCTCGGCCTGAGTGATGTCAGGCTGTCCGAAAACCAAAAAATCAGGAGCCTTAGGCTCTGGCTTTGGATTTCTTTTGAGCTTTGGGCTTAATATCGTGACTGTTCCCATTTCCTTTTGTTTTCTCGGTTTCATTCGATTCCCCAATGAACTCCAATGCCTTTGAGTCAAACTGCTTCCGTAAAATATCCGTACATTCCAAAATACAGTGACCGCCAATCGGGTCAGGCCGCAATCGAGGCCGCGTCAACTGCTCGTTGTCCGTCACCCGATACCCGTTGTTGTATGTATCCTCCCACTCCTCGTATACCTGGGGATCAACACACAACGCCTTCAAAATCCGCCCCACTTCCTGCCTCCACGCAATCTCAAGACCCATGTGGACGTTCGACAAGAGCTTGCAGATCTCAGTCGCCACAGAGTCGAAAACGGGCTTCACCACCAGATCACACCCAGACAAATACTCACACGCCTCACGCACAATCTCTTTATTTTCTCCACCTACGAATATCGGGAACGCAGGGATCTGCTCCGCTAAGTGAGGATGACGACCCCGTACAGGAGCATGAACGACCTTTGATCCGCACTCGCTCGTCTTGCCTACTGAAATCGAAGAATGAATGATCGTGAACTTGGGTTTGTATTTCCCAATGTACGCCATCGTGTCCTGCGAAAAATACAGGTTGTCGGGATAGCAAATATGCAGAACTTCCACCCCCTCCAGTGGATAGTCCTGCAAATCACGAATATGAACCTCGTGGTTCTTGCGACCAATAATCTCCTTGATCGCACTCCCTATCTGCCCCGCCCCGATAATCAAAACCTTCATCAGCTTCCCTTCGGTCGCCCAGGCTTCTTCTTCGGAGGCTCAGAAATAACGGGAGCCTCAACCAATACAGGTTCCACCTTCTTCGCCTCAGCCTTCACAAATCCAAGACACGCACACGCCAAGGCGTTACACTGCCTGTCCTCCGTGCCGTAATGCTTCTCTTCACCATGACCACATCGACAATCCATTGTTTTCCCCTTTCAAAAGTATCGGAACTTCCCCGGCAGTGGGGAAACTGCCGGAGAAGAGTCCGAGCCTACTTACACATTCTTGAAGTAGGTCAAGATTACTCCTGCGCTAGGATTGAGAATCTTCGCCGCCATCGTGAACTTATAAGAAATATAAGTCCGTTGATTGTTCGGGTCAGACTTCTCAGCACCTTGCAGAACATTCACCTTCGCATCCGCTCCGGCAAGCTTCGTCACACCGTAAGCACCCTTTCCGAAGATCAGGGCTCCATGCAACGACGCACTGCCAGCAACCGACACGTAAGCAGAGTTCGACCACGCGGAAGCAACGACAGGAGACATGAAGGCGTTGGTCGATTCCTCGAACATCACCTTTTCAATCACCCCGATCCGACCCTTCTCCATCGCTCCACGGTTGGTATAAGCCATCCATGTCGCGAAGTTGGTGTCAGACCGAATCGCATCCGAGACCGCCGGAGAGATCACCCCTCGGAAGTTCCCATCCTCAAACGGCATCGCATTCACATTCTTCAAAGCGGTAACCGCTTTTCGAACGTGCGCAATGGTCGGAAGAGTCGAGAACAAGCCGTTCAGAAGGCCAGTAGCCGCCCAGTAAAGGGAGCCCGTGTTACCTTCCAGAATGGGGAAACCCTGCGTAAAGACCGAGGGAACCGCAACAGACGCCGCGTTGGTCACACCCGTGGAAGCCGCAGATCCAAATCCGATCTGGTCTCCAATGATGTAATCCTTCGTCAACGCCGCCGCGTATCCCAAAGCCGCCACCGTTTCCTCCACGATCGGGCACACCGCCAAGTCCTCAGCCAAGTCAGAGATCGCTTTCACGTCTCCATACTGGGCCACGGTCGCGGACACCTTACGGGTAGAAACAGCGGACGCAGAGTTTGTCACTCCGTCTGCCAGTGAATAACCCTTTGCCGGATTCAGTAGTTGATGCCAGACCGCGATGTTCCCGTTTTTAGCGGGCAACGGAGCCTGTTTCCCATACTTGTCGTAGCAAAGGTTCGCTTCAAACCGCTCCAACCATGTTCGGAAATAGTAATTTCCGATCATGGTCGCGATTGTCGCGTCACCTGATACTGCTGGTACGTCAGCCATTGTTATTAATCACCATCGTTCGCGTCTTGGGTGTTCAACTCTCCTCAGCCACAAATCCCATCTTGTCCAGAATTTTTCGCTGCTCTGCCGCCGGGAGGCGGTCAAAATCACGTTGAGAAATTCTGACAGGTTGCTGTATGCCTCCAGAAGCCGGAACACTCCCACCGCTCCCCGCGGTTCGAGGAGGTGTCACAGGCACTCTCGGAGACCCCACGACAGTCGGGCCAGGGCCAGGGTCCATTGATCCTTCAAGGATTCTCCGCCCCATAGATCGCAACGCCTCGTTAAAGGCGAACCGATAGGGTGCGGGCTCATTTTGAAGTATGGATGGGGTCGTCTCCAGAATCTGGTGCATTTCAAACTGCACTCGCGGGTCTGAAAACGCAGGGTCGTCTTTGAGTCCTTGAAGTTCCGAAGTACGCGCCAGTTCTCGATTGAGCCTGTTTAACTCCGCTCGAAGAGGAGCCATCTGCTGTCCAACCTGACTCGCGGCAATGTCAGCCGCCAATGGAGCCACCCGTTCAAAGTCGCTCGGATCAAGGTTGTATCGCTTCGCCAACTCTTCAATGTTCGGAGTCGCAGGCGGGACATACGACGGTCGTGATACAGGCGGCGGTGGAACATACTGCGGTTCCTCCGGTGCGGCCTTCCCACGCCGATGCAGTTCCCTCTCCAGCTCTCGCATACTGCGAACCATGTCTTCGGTGCTCTTGAAACCCTTCTTCTCGATCCATGACTTCCACTCTGGCTTGTCTTTCCCCGCAGGGCCAGGCACTCCTCCCACGCTAGATTCCGGCGCAGGTTCGGCAGGCTTGTTCGTATCAACAGGTTCCGGCGCAGAAGCAGGTGTAACAGGTTCGGTGGAAGCGACAGGCTCGGGCGCAACGTCAGCTGGTTTGTCAGCCTTCGATGCGTTGAGTTCTCTTTGCTTCTCCTTGATCTGCTCCAGTAACTGCTCCGCGGTCGGGCCCGTTAACTCCGAGGCCGTTGCCACGTCTTTTTCATCACTCACTTTTTGCCTCCCATTGGCAGGGCGCGATGGCCTTGTTGCCAAAATCGGTCATACTAACAGCGTGGCTTCTTGCCGCCTTTTTTCTTCATTTCGGTCCTCCCCCTAGTTGATAGTCCACATGACTCCTGATCCGTCTCACCGCCTCACGCAATCCACGAGCGTGCGCCGCAAAAGAAACATTCAAATTCGTCAGATGTATGCTGTCCAAGTCCGTGTTGGATTCGTTGTGAATCTTCGTCATCAACTCGTCCAAATCCCGCCACGCAGGATTCGTCACCAAAATCTTGTACTCGCCAGTCAGGTCGCTCATGGACAATTCCTGAAATCAAACTTCTTCCGCTTACCCTTTTTCTTCTTCATGCCATCGGCCTCCCGCCAACGTCAATCGCCGAAGAACCAGGCCCTCTCGCAGGTAACGCAGGACGCGGCATCCCGTCCGTAGGGCCAGGAACGTCTCCCGCCACAGGACCAGGAGGCGGTCCACCACCAGCGTCAGGATTACCACCTTCTGGGCCACCACCACCGGGCATCCCCATCCCAGTCTCAGCCATCACCTGTTTACGGAACTCGTTGAACTGCGTCATCTCCTCTTCGGAGAACGTCACAGAGTCAGGATCAGACTCGCCCATCTGTATCCACATCCGTCTAGCAAAGTCGTACGCCTTAAACCACGGCTGACCGTTCCACATCTTCGCAAACTCGCCCATCTGCGCCAGCTTCACGCCCTTCGTCTCCATCGTCATCACACCCGTCGGAACCAAGTTCGCCACCAACTCCAACTCCTCAGGAGGTATAAATTCGAAATTCTGCGCACGAGCCTGGCCTAAGACCTTCCCAACCGACTCATACGACTTGAACTGATAAATCCGCTGGTACATCTTCCGGTAAATGTCAGCCACGCCGCACGACTCAATCACACGAGCGTTCATCATAAATCGCTCACTCGACGCCTGCTTATTCAAAAGCTGACCACGAAACGTCCCGCCACCGGCCGCGTCGTCACCACCACCCACGCCAACCGTCGATTTGTTCGCCCCAGTCACTTCCTGGATCGCCCGATCAATCAACTCGATCTTCATGTACCAATCCCGCCCAATGTCGGGAAACTCCACCACCTGAAACGCATCACCAATCCGCTGGATGTTCTCAAACAGCCACAACCCGCCAGGCGTAGACTTCAGACGGCCCCAGTCGTCTTTGTTCACCTTGTCTTTGATGACCGCAATGATCTTGTTCAGGCTCAGGTTCGTCTGGTCAGAACCCGTATTGACAACCTCGTTCTTCTCAATCTGTAACCCCAACATCAACTCCGCAGGGCCAATGCCGTACCAGTCTCCAGGAACTCGGATGTACTGGAACTTCACATAAGGCGGCTCTGCGTCACGATACGGAGTCACAACAGATCGAACGCAATGCGACCCGTCAATCACCCAAATCCAGGCGTTCACCATCTCGTACTTTCGCGCCTCGTCGTTCATCGCCGAAGGGTCAACCATCCACACAGGAACAGGCCCCCAGTACTCGTCCAAAACGTGCGGCATGTCAGGATCAAAGTATTTCATCGCCGTCGACCGCTGCTCCAACGCCTGACGACGAATCTGCGTCTCAGGGTCCTCGTTCACACGATTAGACGGAGAGGCGTTCAGCATGTCGTAACTGACGTTCTTCAAACGCTGATACTCGTCCTGAATGTTTGCCAGCTCAACGATCTCACGATTCGTGATGCGCCCCTCTTCGATAATCCAGTGATCCTTGGAAATGTCCGTCGTGTACGGCTCAGGATAAATCTTGTAGAGATCACGATACTCGCAGGTCGCCCAGTCTTTAACCGCCATCTCCTGCTCGGTGTATGTGTCCTGCGGAACAGGAGAAGGTATCCCCCGCAACATCGCCATCGCACGCTCAGCAAGACCCACCTTGCCACGAGTCTTGACCATCACCTTCGCCATCTCTTTTTTGTAATCGACCTTCCCAATAGCCGTGCCTACCACGCCAATCGAGCGCAATAAGTCCGAGAACGTCACCTTCAGACGACTCTTGTCGATGTCGTTGCCCACGATGTCGTTGATCGACCGCACAATCTCCTCAGCGTCTTTCACCTTGCATTGCCACTCCGCGGGCATCGACGGCGACATCAACGCCGAGTGCAGATTGGCGCAAATCGTCTCCACCACCTTCGGCGTGTCAGGCTGGAAGTTCTTGGATTGCCACGACTCTTTCCCCGTCGTGTCGTACACCTGCTTCATGTGATCCCAACACTTGTCCCAGATCAGACGCTTGCCTTCACGCCACTGACGTGACGCTTCTTTCCGAGTGCGCACCATCGAACAGATTTCCTGATCCACCATCTGATCGACGGGCATTGCCGCGTAGGTGTTGACCAGAGATTCACGAGACGCCTGTTCGGGGTTGTCGGTGAGAGAATCCATCGGGGTCGATGTGGAAGGATACAGAGGCTTTATGTCCGTGCGATCAAGCAAGTCCTGGTCAAATGGGCTCATGCGAACAACCTCCGAGGCTCAGGGATCGGCGGCGAATAACTGATCTTCGGATCAGCCATCACAAAGTACCGCACACAATCCATGAAATCTTTGAACTCGTCTTTCGGCTTCCCTGCCTTCATGTCAAACGACCACCGCTGAAACCCCTTGATCGTGTTCTTACACACAGGCGAGATCACCAGGCGCGGGCGATTGATCGAGTCGAGAGGCTTGAGCTTGTTGTAGTTCAGATACGACTTCACTTTCAAAATCCCAGTCTCCACTTCAGGCTCCCCGGACTGGGCGTTGTACGACGCTTCGTAATTCATGCCGATGGCGGCTAAGTCTTGACGCAATGTATTTTTGGTTTGAAGACTGCGCACATCGGCAAAGTGGCGGTCAATGATTCGCTTGTGGACGTTCCAGCCCTGCTCTTTCAGACGAAAAATGTTCTTGTAGTCCTGCAACCCGTAGTCGGCCCCGTGCATCCGGTAGAAATCCTCGTTCGGCCATTCGTCGTGAATATAGATCGTCCCGTCTGTGTCAGGAAAACCCCACACCACGGCAAACGGCTTGTCTACGGCAGGGTCAACGATCTGGTACACGGACGCATTGGCGGGCACAGCAATCGGATGTTTGGCGACGTGAACGTTGTAGTCGAAGTTTTTGTAGACGAGACCCTGAAGATACATCGCCTTGCCGTGCGCTCGCGCTTCGACTTCATCCGGATCCATCTCGGAGATCATGCGGGCGATGTTCTCATGCTCCAGCTGGCCGCGAGTGCCGTGTTGTTTGCAGTTCTCTTCGATGTCGCCATACACGATGTGATCCTGATGGCGCGGCACAACTTCGTCAAAGAACCATGCGGCTTGCGTCAATGGCGTCATAAAAACAAGAGCGATACCGCCCATTCGCAGACGAGCGAGTGAGGCGTTCCAGATTGATCTCACGGGCGGCTCATCGAAGAAGATGCCTCCGAGCGTCGCGCCTTCAAACTGTTTGAGGTCTTGGTCGTAGGACATGATGTCAAGCAGGAACCCGTTGGCTTTGTACTGCGAGAAATAGCTCTTCCCGCCCTTGACGGCTTCGTATCGTCCACGAGGCCACCACTTTTTGATCTCGGAGTGGAGCGGTCCGATTTCTTCGACGAGTTTAGGATCAGTGACAAATCGCAGTCGCTTGGGATAAGGCCATTCTCGGAATAGGGGGTAATCAAAATACCTGTTCTGCCGTCCAAAAATGATATTCGCCATAACGTTCGCAATGGCGGTTGTCTTGCCGATCCCGTTCGCAGCCGAGAAGATGCCAACGTGGGGTGCAGATTGCCCAACGAGCGTGATGAGTTTTGTCTGCGCGCCGTTCGGCTCGAAGTAGCGACAGCCATTCTCCTCACGCCGTCGCTCCATTTCCGCTTGAGCCATTCGTTGGAGTATCGAGCGTTGACTTGGCGATAGCGTCGCTAAGTATCTCTGCAATGGCGTCATCTGGGACTTTTTCAAGAGGGGCATTGTCAACGTGCATCACCCCCTCTTCGAGCTTCGGTACGGTGTGCGATAGCGCAATCTCCGACGCACGAAGTCTGTCACGATCTTCCGCTTTCGGATCGTTCAGGACTTCTTGCACGACACGAATCGCATCGGGAGCGATCTCTTCAATTTTCTGACGGAGTAACGCACGGCGTTCTTTGACGGACTGCGGTAGGCGTGGACGACCAGGGCCAGGGATGGCGGGCTTATGGATTCCGAAATGTTTGAGATTTTTCAACCCCACGTTTTTCTTATTTTCGTCCACGTTTGTATTTTCGCTCATCTCAAAAAAATACCCCAACCGTCGCCGGTCAGGGTCTCCCCAATCAGTGGGTGGAATCGCCGCATCTATGCGCTATATATCACATTTTTTTACAAATGTAAACCCCCCCTACCCCATCTTTTTGCGTTTCCCTTCACGCGGCTCTCGTGATTAAACTGATAAAAAGCTCGCGCTAGATCGACGATAGACCAGCCGTAATAGACCCCAATTCCAACGACATCTTTCGCTGAGATTCTACAGACAAAACATTTCTTCTCACGTCGTGAATCTGGTTCATGCTTAGCCAGCCGTAACATCCGATCGCATTTACGTTCAGTCATCGCACGCACAGCACCAACAGCAACGGAATCAACGCCATCGACGGATATTGCGGCATCGATTCTTGATAGTTCTTCTCCGCAAACTCCTCCCAATCGGCGAGATCATCGTCATTAACGTTGAAAACTTCACTTCCCATTTTCTCACGTTTCTCGTCGTATCGAGTGCGCCATCGTTCACGCCATTGCCAGAGTAACGTCTCCATACGACTGATATCATTCTCTGGGATCGGTTGCGTCGTCAGGTTGTACCGACGGCAAATCTCGAACCCTTGCAAGTACCTCCCCGGCGGTAAGCTCTTTTCGTACGCCTTGAGATCCCTGCGCTCGCTTTCGCTCAGCAGCTTGTTCAGAAATGCTCTTGCCACGTATGGTTCCATTTTTTGAATCCTCCCCCATTATTTTTTTAAACATTTCATCTTCCACACGAAATCCTAAATTGAAGGCTTTTAGACCCGCCGCGATTTCAGCACTTTTGGCCTTCTTTTCTTCCGCCGTTTTTGAAGCCCAAAAAGAAACAAAGGCGGGAAGCGTTTCCTCTCCTCTTCTCTTCTCTTTATCTTCTCTTCCTCTTTCTCTTCTCTTACACCGTGATCGTTTGAGCCTTTCATAGCCTGTTGAATCGAGTTGATATTTACGCCAATTCAGCATGATAACGGTATATTCTCCGTTATCATATTTGGGGGGGTCAATTTGCACATTAGGCAACTCCTTAATGCACATTATGAGGTCATCAAATGACACAACATCGAACCATTCCTGGTACGTTTTGGATGGCGATTTGATGGTCAATTTTCCATCATTTCCTTGCTGGCAAATCAGGGCTCCCAAACGCGTCCATCGGCCTACCTGTTTTGGGGTCAAATTGATGAAATGCGGATCAGTCAAAATGCTCATCCAAACCTTAAACCATTTCTTATGATCCGACATTTTTATTTACCTGATTTCTAAAGAAATTTTCTTGTATTACCTCAAGCTTTCCGCGTTCATTTAATATTTTCAACCATCCATTTGGCATATCTTCAACAATAACCAATTTTCTTCCGTCGAATGTATCCCACTCCTCACCTTTCAGGCGCATTTTCTTTCCCCTTTTTTATCTCCAAATACTTTCCATAAGCTTCACTCTTTGGTTGAGTTAATCCTAATCCTTTGCACCAATAATCATTCCGCAAAAGAACTTTGCATAGTCGACGATAAGATGGTGCCCAATGTGCATTTTCTAGTACGGCAGGAGCTTCATCTGGAATGTTATCAATGTATCCCCGTCCGCGCCATCCTCTGACGAAAACACGGAAGCGTTCTAAGAATCTATCGCGTGAAGGTTTTGGTAGTGTAGAGAGAAGAAGCTGACAGAATGATTTCCAAGTATGGCCAGCAGGTTTTGATATCTTGTTATAACCTGTCACATTCCCATTTTCCTCGACGTAAAGAGCCATACCATTTGCACCTGATACACGCGCCACAACTTTGTACCAAGTCTCAGGTTCTATGAGATGGTAAAGCCATAATCCTCGACGCTGATCATCTCCGTATGGTTGGCATAATCTTTGTTTCGCCGGAGTAACTCCTGCTTGCCACATGAGGTCATATATTTTATTGGATGGTTTATCGGGAAACTTTTTGTGGTAAATCCAAATATCAGAAACTTTCCAGTCGTAAATCGGATAAGCGTTGTATGCGTATTCTGTAACTTTTGTCGTCCAGGGGTGAGAGTCAAACATTTCTTTATTGCGAAGAAATACTGGTGAGGCAACGGTGCGATAACGATTCAATGATTCATCTGCACGTATCCCAACAAATACTGCCGTCTTATCTTTTCCCGCATACCATTCAGCGAATAGAACTATGAACTCTTCAAACTCCATTCCTTTTTGGAAGAATGGAAAGAAGTTCTCGTCGGATATTGCGCCATCTGGCACCTCTCTAACCCAATCTTGCTTACGATCTTTATCCCAACATATCCACCACGGCTCAAAGTTTGAAGCTCCATTTCGTAAATGCAATGGAAGACAAATCCAATAAGGTTCTATGCAATCAGAATACATATCAAAAAGAGCTTTTACATTTTGTGCTGTGAGTTTGTATTGCGCCTCAAAGTCAATGCACATCACAGCGAATTTCCTGCCGCGCTTACGCGCCTCCTCTGCAACTATATGGAACATAACGGTTGAGTCTTTTCCACCGCTAAATGACAGCACCACTTTAGAGAAATTATCGAAGACTATATTGATTCTTTCCTGAGCCGCTTCCAAAACATTCTTCTCTCTATATTTTTTCATTAGTAAAGGTTCACTTTCGTTTTAACTCCTGCACCTTCAAGGTCTACTGGTTCGCGATTGTTTTTTAATAGCCATTCGTTGAGAGATTCTAAGGCCACGTTGTCTGCGGCTTTTTGTTGATCTTCCGATAGAAGAAAATATCCTGATCGATATTTAGAAGGTATGCCCATATGAATACACGCAGATGACTGACCTAGCCATGCTATACGATTCATCGCCTCATTGGTGAGATAGTGCTCGCATGAGTTTTTCCATTCGGACGTAACGCGACGCAATGCGCTCCGAAATAAATCTAAGTCTGAAAGGAAGGCGTGATATGCTTCTTTGCATTGTTCGTCGGTCATTCCTTCTTTTTGATTTTCGTAAAACCCTGCTGGATAGCATTCCCATTTATCCCAAGTGTGGTAAATTCTCTTCGATATCTGTTTCTTGATCTTCAAATTTAATATCCTCCAAATTCTCTTCGAATCCAATGTCCCAAGATTTAGAAAAGTCTGTATCTGCGAATGCTTCAGCCATGCCAGTAATCTGACATAGACGCAAGACCTCATCAGCATCCATGCCCAAGTTTTTCGCTATCTTTTCTTCCGACCAATTCCGTCGTTTTAATTCCACGACGATATCAGCCATCGCATTGACCTTATGCTTTCCTCTGGCACGATTGTGTCGAATAGTGGCGGCTATGCGATCTCCACGGTCAGTTCTCTTGTCGTTTATGATCGTAAGTGGAAGGTATCCATTGACGCGAGACTTCACTTCTTCGCATTCCTTTCCGACGCGGTTACGATGGAATCCGTCGACGACCTCATACTTGCCTTCATTCATCCAGCCAACGATTGGTTGAGTGTATCCATCCTCTAGAATGGAATGCTTGAGAAGCTCCATCTCTGTAGGTGCGACTGTATTAGGGTTATAGTCATTTGCTTTCACTTCGTCAGCCCTAACCCACAACACACAATCGACAGGTTCGTCTTTGAATGGACTAACAGAGTGGAGTAATTTCTTTAAGCGGTTAATCTCTTTTACCTTTTTATCCAGTGGCATATTTTTTATTCGCTGGATGATCTCTTTGTATTTTTTCATTTATGCAATTCCCTTAGATAGATGCAGATAGCGCATTCCTTCTCATCGGAAACGTGATGGTGTTTCTCTGCGGCTCGTGCAACTCTTTCGAGAAGATTGTTTTTGAGAACAATTCTGGCATAAGCCCGTTCCGTTTCTTTTGCAATCTTTTCGCATTCGCAATGAGTGGTGTGCCCTGCATACATTTCAGACATATAAATCCCCGCCAGACATGGCGAAGCCCTTGGCAGGTGAGTGCCATGCTGACGAGGAAAAAGGATTTTTCGATTTAGCCAAGGACTTCATACGGGATAACGTAGTAAATATCCTAGGGTCTGTCTAGTAGTTTTTCCCAGGCCCGTCTAGGAGTTGCATTTGTTACGCACTTGTGATACAACTAGCGCAGGAGGAACACCATGAACTATAAGGAGCAAAGAGAGAAGTACCCCATCCTTGCTGTCAGGATGAAGCCGGAGGAGATGGCGTATATCCGTCGAGAAGCAGAAGAGAGAGGCATGAACGTGGCGAAATATGTAAAAACCATTCTCATTCCTTTTCAATTACCGACGGTAAAATAATTGTTGACACGTTGTTATACAAGTGGTATAAATCCTCATGACGTTAAATCTTGGCAGGGAGGACAACATGACTGAGTTCCAGACCTGGATGGAAGAAAACAAAGCGCACTTCACGACCTATTCGGCGCAGGAAATCGCCGACATCGCCGAGGCCGTAGGATTCGACAGGCTGATGGTGTTGCAACATCTCCAGAGCGCGAAGTTTCAGGTGACGAAATGAATCGCCCGAACGCCATATTGAGGATGTTTTGGGATACGGTGATTGTGATCGAGGAACGGGCGACGTTTTACGATTGCCTGTACATGGGGGAGGGGTTATGAGTGGATGGGGCGAGGCGTTTCGCGAGAAGAAGAAGCGGGATGTTGAATTTTCAATGAGGGTGCGCCGCATCCGTCGGACGTGGTATCACTTCACGGAGGACACGGCTTCCAAGATTGCGGGGTTTGTGTGTCTCTTGATGGCGTTGGGCGTGTGCATAGGTGTATGGTACGCATTGAACGGTGCGTTGGGGTTATTCCGATGAGTCGCTCAGAGGAGATTGCTATTCAAGAGAAGATTAACGAGGCACGGGCGAAACAACGGAAGTTCTCGAAATGGGAGATCGAAGCAACTCAGGAGATTCAACGCCTGATTGTCTCGCAGGCACAATTAGAGGATGACATTATTGCCCTTGAGGTTGAACTCGCCGCACTCAAGAGCAAGGGGCAACGGGATTCACTTCTATCAAAAATGGGGAGACTGATATGAACGAATTAGCGTTAGACCGTGCGATTGACAACGAGATTGACGATTACATCGAGGGCAAGCACACCTATCATAAATTTGCGGGGCTTAACGGGCTTAAATGTGGATACCAGGCCAAGCCCAAGGAGACTGTTAGGATAACCCTGAGTTGGGACAGCGTGACATGCCCTGATTGCCTCGCCACGAAGCGCGACGCCGAGCCGTGGAAGGCCGAGATCGACACGCGCGGCGACTGATATGAAGAAGAAATATAGATGCGGGTTGTGTTACGGAGACGCACCACATTGCTATGGCAACAGCAACAACGCTGAGTGTGATTGCGATTGCAAATATAAATGTTGGTCTTGCCACTTCACTATAGAAGAAGACTGTAATGAAGTAGAAGACGACGAAGGCCATCGTTTCCATGACAGTTGTGTACCCAATTTTTAAAGAGTCCACTGGACTATAAACAAGGAGACACGTAATGGCACTAAAAGGAATCAAGCCGGAGATCGTCGTCGCATCGAAGCCCAAAATCATGTTGTCAGGAAAGCCCGGAACAGGCAAGAGCTTCTTTGCCCTGAACGCTCCCGCGCCGTACCTGATTGACACCGAAGGCGGGGCAACACGCGAGCAGTACGTCAAGAAGCTGATCGCAAACAAAGGCGCGTACTTCGGAGTGGAACATGGAGCGCAGGACTTCGCTGAGGTCATCAACCAAGTCCGAGAACTTGCCACCACAAAGCACGAATACAAGACGCTCATCATCGACAGCTTCTCGAAGCTCTACAACGTGGAAGCGGCGGCGGCAGAGGAGCGCGGCGGATCGGACTTCGGCAAGGACAAGCGGGAAGCCGACAAGCCCACACGGAAGCTCTTGAATTGGCTGTCCAGACTCGACATGACGGTGATCCTTATCTGCCACCAGAAGGATAAATGGATTCGGCAGGGCGCACAGCTCATTATGGAAGGGAGTACATTCGATGGCTACAAAAAGCTCGACTACGAACTTGACCTCTGGTTGGAAACAAAGCTGGTCGGTACAGCCCGGTACGCCACCGTCGTTAAGTCTCGAATTGAGGGATTCCCGGTCGGCACCGATATTGATCTGGACTTCCCCACCTTTGAGCGATTGTACGGCAAAGCGGTTGTCGAGGGACCTGTTAAGCCAATTACGTTGGCAGACGAAAAACAGGTATCGGAAATTAAAAGACTTGTCGATTTACTGAAAGTATCACCAGAAGATTTCGACAAATGGCTGACTAAAGCGCAAGCGACGGAAGTCGAAGATCTGAGCGCGGAGAACGCCGAGAAAATGTTAAGATTCCTTAAAGGTAAGATTGAGGGAAAGGAGAAATAATGCCAATAGGGAAATATCCTCGTAGAGATTCTTTAGAAACCGCACCGAAGCGGTTCTATTCAAAAATCAGAAAAACTAAAAGATGTTGGTTGTGGATTGGTTGTAAGGATAGATTGGGATATGGTCGTATGGGATTGTACGGAAGATCGCAACCAGCATATAGGGTTTCTTACCTTATCCACAAGGGTAACATTCCAGAGGGTAAGGTAATTATGCACGCTTGTGACAATCCGTCTTGCGTAAACCCAAAGCATTTAGATTTGGGGACTCAAAGAGAAAACATTTCTCATGCGTACGACATGAACCCATACCCAAGAAAACCACAATGTCCGAAAGGTCATTTATACAAGGGAATAATAAATTCGAGAGGCCATCAGGTTTGTCGGGTATGCGCATATTCAGCACAAAAAAGATGGCTTAAAGGAGAAACCAAGTGAGCGAAATCATCGACACGTCATCGAAGTACCCGGACAAAGAGATTCCAGACGGAACCTATACGTTTGAAGTAGGAGTCGCAACGAAGAAGGACATCAGCGGAAAGACGGGATATGAGTGGAACCTAGAGTATGACGGAAAGACCGTCCAGGTTCTAATGTGGCCCAATCAAATGGGGCCGCTGTTGCGTCTGCTTGGGGTTAAGGAGCAGGAGCCCAACAAGTTCGTGTTTGACTCTATGGCCGTAGAGGGCAAAGAGTTTAAAGCAACTGCCTACAAAACTCAGAGCAAGGGAAAGACATACCAGAACTTGAAGGACTTCGCCGCCGTCGAAACAAAGGACGAAGGACTACCCTTCTAGCCATGGCCAACGCCCGAACCCTGCAAGAGCTTAGACGGGAAGGATTCGTGACGGCAGAGTGTGATCGCCGCATGGGTCCATTTCT